GAGGAAGAAAATTAATGAATAAAGTTCTATGTTACTCTTGTAGTAAAAATAAACATAAGCTAAATCTAAAAAGATCTAATTTGTTTCCAATTAATCTATTGATGTGCGAAACATGTATATCTTTAAAGTATGAACCAAGGTGGGTAGTCATATTAGCTGGTAGACAACAAGGATCTGAATCTGTAAGAGATTATATTCTTAAAAAAAGATATGAAGGTCAAGAAATATCAGCATCAGAATTATTTGTTTAGCATCAATTATAGGGTATAATTAATGTATAATGAATCTAGATCTGACCTCTATAACTATTGCCATTGCTGCCGCAGTATTGAGCGGCATGGGAACGGCTATAATTGCTGGTATACACGAGAGTAAAAAAGAAAAAAATAGACAAAAAGAGCGTGAGCAGGACCTTCTTAAATTAGAAGTCAAAGATTTGAAAATAGAATTATATAGGCTTGAGCGTGATCTTATAGAATGGAAAGATAAATACTATGAGGCAATTCAAGAATTAATTTCTGTTAAATCTGAGCTTGAAAACGCTCTATCTGAACTGTCCCACCTTGAAATATCCGCATCTTTGGACACAGAATTTTAAATTTAGTATACTAGGGATATGACCTGTATAGTCGCCCTAATCCATGATAATAAAGTCCTCTTAGGAGGAGACTCTGCAGCATCAGATGATAAATCTGGATTAATATTTTCAAGAACAGACCCTAAAGTATTTAAAGTGGGTCAATTTGGAATAGGATTTGTAGATAGTTTTAGGATGGGCCAAATCTTACAATATAACTGGACACCACCAATTTATAAACCAACTTCTGGATATAGAAATTTAGATAAATTTATGAGAACTAAATTTATTGAGTCAGTCAAGGAAGCTTTTAAAGAACATGGATATGGAAATCAAACTCCTGGTTCTACTGAAGATGGTGATGAGGGTGGGGTATTTATAATAACAGTTCAAGGCTCTGGAAGAATATTTACTATGGATACAGATTTTCATATAGGAGAAGCAGATATTCAGTATATGGCTGAAGGTGCGGGACAGGACCTTGCCCTAGGATCTTTATTTTCTACAGCAAACATTAAAACCCCTCGTAAACGGGTCAGAATGGCTCTAGAAGCGGCTTCTAAGTTTAACATGACAGTTAGGCCACCCTTTACAATAATTGAAGTCTAGAGTATAATTAAACTAATATGGATATAAATGACCTTAGGCCACAAAATTATAACCATGCAATGGATTTAAGAGGTACGCCTACACACGTTTGTCCATGTGGATGTAATATTTGGAATCTTAAGGTTGTTTTTGAAGATTTTGAAATTGCAACATATTTTCTCGATATGGAATGCATAAATTGTGGCAGTCTAGCGACGGCTCCAACCCCAGTAGATAGGATAGAAAAATGAGAAAATCAGAAAGACTCAGATTAATTGAAATGCAATTGCTTAGACTTGAATTTCAAATTGAATCTTTAAATGCAGTGGTTCAGTTATTATTAGATATGAATAATCTGCAAAAACCAGAGTTAGACGCTGGAAAATGGTATCAAAGAAAACTTGACGGAAACCGTTGACAAAACTCACCCATATTTAGTAAAATAAGGGTTATGAATAAAAAATCAATAAGAGCGGTAGTTACCATAATATTCTCTGTTTCCACTTTAATTCAAGTGGCACCTATAGCGCAAGCAAGTCAATCTCCTGTAGTAGCTATTTTAGATACAGCTTTGGACACTTCATTGCCAATTTTTAAAGATAGAATTGCTTACGAAGTTTGTATTTTAGAATGGAACTCCTGTCCAAATGGAACAAATTTTATGGATGGACCAGGGGCAGCAACTCTTCCAATTTCTATGTTGAATAATGGCAGAGGTTTTGATCACGGAACTGGAGTTTCATCTGTTGTTGTAAATACAGATCCAAATGTAAAAATAGTGTTTATTAGAATAATTGGAAATACAGCTTATGGTCAAAGACAATCGGCAAGTGAGGTTACTGTAAATAATGCGTTGTCTTGGGTATTAGCAAATAAAGATAAATATAATATTAAATCTATTGCAATGTCTCAAGGTCATCATAACCTAGGTCCAGTTGGAACAGAGTATTGTCCTTCAACTCCCGATACTAAAAATATATTAGTATCTTTGGCTAATGCTGGAGTTGCTACATTTTTCCCAGCAGGCAATGCTGGAGATCACGCAAGACTGGATTGGCCAGCATGTATTCAAGAATCTATTTCTGTGGGATGGTCCGATCAATACGACAAAATATCTTCAAATAGCAATTTTGATAAAAACAATTTAGATTTCTATGCTTTGGGAAACATGAGAGTTTCAGTTCCAGGCGGATATACAAAAAGTGTTGGAGGTTCTTCAATTTCAGTTCAAGTGGCAGCAACCGCTTGGGCTGTTTTAAAGTCTAAATATCCAAATTATTCTCAACAACAATTAATTGATTTATTTTCAAAAACTTCTAAACAAATTTATGGATCTAAAGGTCAATTTGGAAAATTAATTGATTTAAATGCCGCAATTGCTTTACAGGATCAAAAAAATGAGATTGATTTTATAGAAACAGAGTATCAATCTGAATTTAATAGTATTCGAGCAGATTGGAATAAAAAATAAATGTCTAATTTAACTGTATTGGAAGAAATAGTTAAAGAAGTTTCTTCTGAATTATATCAAAAATGGTACAACGCTATGCCTGAAGAAGAAAAAAATGAAATGTCTTCTGAGGCATTAATGAAAAATGCTGGCGAAACTACATTTTTTGTAATTCAAACTTTTATGAATAAATTCAATCAAGCAGCAGAAGAACTAAAGGATAAGCCAGAGTAATTAAAGTTGGGGTAGGGGTTGACCTACTCGACTATATTTAGTAGAATGGGTATTATGCAAACATTTTTACCAGAGGCGGATTTTAGTAAGACAGCAAAACATTTAGATCGCAAACGTCTTATTAAACAAAGCGTAGAAAATTTACAAATATTAAAGTCTTTAGTTGGACTTTATAGTTCAGGTGCATGGAAAAATCATCCAGCAGTAAAAATGTGGGATGGTCATGAAGACTGGTTATTTATGTACAATGAAGCAATTATCAAAGAAATCATACTTCGTGGATACAAGAATAGCACAAGAGAAAAATTTGATGAAATTTACCAAGAAAACTTTATGCTTTTAGAAACAGACTCCCCTTGGTGGCTAGGAAATGATAAGCTTCATTATAGTCACAAGGGCAGGTTGTTTGAAAAAGATCCAGATAAGTATTATTTCTATTCCGACTTTGCAGACTATCGTGAATTAGGGTATACTTGCTGTGAATCTTGCAGTTATTACTGGCCAACTCATATGGAGAAAAAATGATACTTACTGAAGAATCTTTTAACCAAGAGGTTGCCAGTAAAAACATCATGATTGTTGATTTTTGGGCAGAGTGGTGTGGTCCTTGTAAAAGGCTTGCACCAATTTTAGACGAAATATCATCAGAGTACAGTATAGAAATTGGAAAAGTAAATATTGATGACTATCCAGAATTGGCTAGTAAATACAATATATCTTCAATTCCAGCCGTTGTTGTTTTTGAAAATGGAATACCAGTAAAAAATATTATTGGTGCACAACCTAAACACAAAATGGTGCAGGAGCTTGAAGGATGGCTATAGAATTTTTAGATGTACAATCTTGGTATGAATATGGTCGTGAAAAGAATTGGGTGTCAGAAGTATTTTGTGATACTCATGAAGGTCCACCATTATCTGATGAAGAAATGGAAGAATGGGAAGATGGCGGGGATCCATGTAGTTTTCATATAAAACTATGGGATGCTTAACCAATACAACATTTTACATAATTAAGTGTCTATACAAATAAGATATAAAATAGATTTCCACACCGAAAAGGAGTGGATACGGAGGAGAAAAAATAAATGAGTTCATTTAAAAAAATCGCCACAGTTTTGGCTGCAGCCCTAACTTTTGGCACATTGTCGGCCCTGCCGACACATGCTACTGTATATGCTGACGTTGTCACCATTGATGCAGTAGCAGATACAATTAATCCTGGTGAGACTGCAACAGCAGTAGTATCAGTATCATTTTTAGGAACAAGTGTTGGAGATACCGTTTCGGTAATATCTGCAGTATTGTCTGCACCATCTACTACTAGCGTTCCACAGTTTGCCGTTACAGAAACATCTAGCGCAACAGTGGCACTATCAGCAGATACAAAGACAGCAGCAGTTTCTCCAGCAACAAATACGAGTGGTTATGTTACTGCAAAGCTAACATCATCATTTTATGTACCTAGTGTACCTGGATCATATGTAATTAGATTTATTCCTACATTGACAAGTGCTTCAGGTTCAGTAACATCTCCAGCCCTAACTTGGACAGTTACAGTAACTGCACCAGATCTTAAGGCCTCTTCTGCATATACAACATCTTTTATTAATGCTGGTGAGACAATCTCAGCAACTACAGATGCTATAGTATATGCTTCAAAGGCAGTTTCATCTGATGCTGCAGCAGTAATTGTTTTAACTCAAAAGAATGCTGCTAATGGTTCTGCTTCAGAATCTATTACCGCAACAATCTCAGGAGCTGGTATGTTAGGATATGGTACAAATCATGCAACAATTAGTGGCCTAGGTAGATCATTAGTTGTACCTGCAGGAAACTATATTGGAGTATTCTCTGATGGAACATCTGGTGTAGGAACAATTACACTTACTTCACAATCTGGAGTACTACTAGCAACAGAGAAGGTAACATTCTATGGCGATATTGCCAAGATTGTTACAACTGTAAAGAAGCCAACAGTTGCAGTTGGTTCAAATGCAGACGCAATTTCTGCAGTGGCGTATGACGCTGCTGGAGTAGTTGTAGGTGCAGGAACATTAACTGCTACTTCAAGTGATTTGACAGTAATTAGCAACTCTGCAACAAGCGCTTCTATTGTTAATGGTGAAGCACTATTTCCTCTAACTGGTGTTAAAACTGGTTCAGCAGGTTTAGTTGTAAAAAGTGGCACAGTTTCTGCAGATACAGTAACAGTTCGTGTAGAGGCTTCCGTTGCTTCTGTTAAGTTGTCTTTTGATAAAGCAAACTATGCAGCAGGAGAACAAGCAACTATTACACTTACTCCAGTTGATGCAACTGGCGCAGTATTGTCTGGAAAGACATATGCTAACCTACTTGCTAGCGGTGGAATTACTACAAGTTATTCCTTTGGCGGATCAAGTGATACTATTACAGCAACTGCTGTTACAACAGATGCCAATGGTGTAAAAACTTATAAAGTTTTCATGCCACTAAGTGCTGGTTCAGTAACAGTTTCTGCTACTGGTGGATCTGATCTTCCAACAGCAGGACAGGTTAAAGTAACCACTTCTGCAACAGTAACCGATTCAGCATCACAAGCACTTGCTGCTGTGACTGAATTAGCAAAGACTGTAGCAAGTCTAAAAGCTTTGATTACAACTCTTACGAATTTAGTTCTTAAGATTCAAAAGAAAGTAAAAGCTTAAATAATTAAATAAAAGGGGCAGGGACCAGGTCCTTGCCCCTTTACTATTTAAATGATAAAATATAGATATGGATTATATAGAGGATCAAATTAGGGAAAAAATAGCGGATGAAATAAGATATTTAGAGCTTCCGTATGAGTGGAAACCTAATGATGTATTAAATTATATAGTCAGAAAAATAGAAAAGAAATAGGAATAGTATTGTCAGATAAATGTGAAGTAGAAAATTGTGAGGGTGTGGCAAGTAGGATTACTGCCACAGACACAAGGTATATACAGATTTGTAACGAATGCTACCAGGAAAAGTATAAAATATGATAGATAAATTATGGTCTTTAATAGATAAATTAGCCTCAGTCCCAGATGACCTCATGGATATCCATGATGACGAGGAAAATGCTATAATGGGTTCATGGATGGATTTCTAGACCCATCTAAATACAACCTATAGGAGAACAAAATGACAAACGGATTAAATTTAACAGGATTTAATGAAACAGGAGAGCAATCAGGCTCAAACACTTTGGATCTTAATCCAACTGGACAAGCACCAGCAGCAGCTTTCCCAGCAAGTGATGTTTCTAATCAATCATCAGCACAAGGACCTAAGTAACAATGTGCGTTGAATGTGGCTGCGAAGCATTTGGTAGTCAAGCTGGAATGTCAGACATTCAAGGTGGCATACTAAACGTTTCAAGAGACGGAGAAGCAGGTCTTACATTAAATATGACAGCAACTCCAGAACAAAGAGAAAGATTTATTAATGAGCGATAATGGTACAGGAATGGCTTCACCTGCAGTTAACGCACCATCTGGTGCAGTAACTAGCGAAGAGGCTACAAGAAAAAATCCTAAGCAGGGCGGATTTAGATCTGGATTTAAAACAGATAGACCTGCAACCAAAATTGATCGAAATAAACATGGAATACGTAGAGAAACTAATCTGGCTCCAAAGAAAACTGGAAGACCCAAGAAAGTTTAATTATGTGTGGTCAAACAGTAAGTAGTTCATCAGACTTATTTGTTGATATAGTAAATACTATTGATGACCAAATAGATAGATTTGATGAAACTGCAGTAATTTAATTTCAGTGAAACAAAGCCCCCTAAGAAATTAGGGGGTACTTTAATCTAAGGATGATATGAATAAATTAGAAGTAGATATTAGAAAAGAAATAGCTGAATCTATTAGAAATGCTATTCCAGAAAAAGATCAATTCATTCTTTGGCAACATGAGTCTGTAGTAAAATGGATGAATATAGCAGCAGATATAGCAGAGGGGTCTATCTGTGGATATGGTTATGACGAGTTAAAAGATTTTGATATGGGATATAGGGGTGGAAGTGGTAAAACAAATATAACTCCATTTAGAGGAAGATTAAGATGATTAAATTTAGAAGCCCAATATACTGGGAAAAGAAGTTTAATGGACAATTAAGTGTATTATGCCAAACTTGTGGAATTAGATATATGACTACATTTTCCAAGTTTAAGAACCACAAAGAGTGTCCAAAATGTATCTATAAAATGGTTGACTATAATATATAAATAATATATACTTAGGGCGGAAGGCGGAAATATGACTTATGATTTCTTTGGTCAAGAGTGGTACGGCAGTTGTGGTGCCTGTAGCACAAAGCTATACGCCCCTACAAAGGGTGCCTACCTTGTCCAATACTCATTACATACCCATTCGAGTAAGTGCCTAAACGGATGGTAACTGTAACTAAAACTATAAAAGTAAAAGTATTAATATATAGGTCGCAATTAGTGAAAGCGAAAAGTGCGGCGGAAAAGAGAAACCCCATGTCGGTACCCGACAGCATTAAACCTAAAATAGTTGAGGCTATAGAAAGAGTATTTAAGGATAATAAAGAACTCCTAGATAAGCTAGGATCTGATTATGATGAAAACGGGAGGGCATATTGGGAAAAATACGAAGAGCGTTTAAAATACATGGAAGAAAATGGCATATGAGCGAAGAGTTAATAAAGGCTATCGAAGATGCCAAAAATGAGATCCCAGACAACCTTACTTGGTTAGAGGAGGATTTAGGCCTATGGAAGGGTTGGACCTATAACCCAGAAAAGAATCGGTACTACTTTGATGATATTGGCATAGAGTCATTATCTGAGTTCTGGTCAGATAGCTTCTTGAATCAGGCATATGAAGGAGTTTAGCGCATATTGTAAATACTGTGAGATGGTGGTCATGGGAAAGACCAATGTTATCACAGAGCTAGAATCTGGCAATTATCTATATGTCGGAGAGTGTCTAATATGCTGCTATGAGATTAGAAGAATTGTTCCTAGAAAGAAGCCATACCCAGATTCTTGGTATAGACAAACTCCAAAAGGAATGTAGTCGACTAGAATATATATGATATGAAAAGGCGGGGGAGAACCATGAATTGCAACATATGTAATCTCAATAAGAAGCTATATCTATATACCAAAGGTAATCTCATATATTCATTATGTCAATCTTGTTTATATACTCAGAATCAGATAGATATCTTCCATAATTATCAAAGAGAACAATATAAGATAGCAAAAGAGTCTGGAGAAACTCCATTCTAAATAGCTATAATATGTTCAATACCCTAGATTACCCCCGCCCATAAACACCTCTAAAAACAGCCTTTAAAGGCTTATTTGGCATATTGTAGAGATCATATATGGATAGAATGACTATCAATTTATGTCTAAATACTATTATAATGATAGATTAGATAATATCATGTAATTGGGCGACCTATTTAAACTCTCCATAATCCTCCACTTTGCACCACATTGACCCATATAGCATATTCCATGCATATTGTCAATAGTTTTCCCATATATTAGCTTTCAGGGATCCCAGAATATGGCTCGTAAACGAGCAAATTTGCCCACATATTTCTGGTATATTCTGGCATATTTATATACATATTGTCAAGATTGTTAATATGTTTTATAAGATTCTTTTAGATTCTTCTACAAATTTCAGGGATTTTTTATAGCTTGTCGTAAAGGAGAAATTCTGCCCTTACTTTATATACACAAATGGGACATATATCACAATATGTACTATTAGTACAAATCGGACATATGTCCCAATATGGTTATATTAACTAATTTATCTTTATCTTACTTAGATATATGTGATACTGTTACTGGACCGCAAAGGGAGTTGTATCTTTCATCCTCTGCCGCCTTCCGTGCCTTTTCTAGATTCCTCCACTTACGCCAGGAGGCTATAGCTGGGTTCTTACTCTCTACGAAGCCCGTCTTAGGCTTTCTCTGAGCTGCACCTTTAGGCTTCATTGGACTATCACATGTGTGTGATCGAACGGGTTGCGCTGCTCCTCATGCAGCCACGAGTATCTGGACTCAGACTCTCCTGGATCTGGGAGGGAAGCAATAACCTTCTTTGTTTCCTTAGGTAGAGATATATTCTCCCACTTGTATTGCTTGGACAATATGCTGAGTTTGGCATTAAGTTCATTTGCTAGGAATAACCCTTCAGATGTTGTGCCTTGCTCAAAGTCTGCTTTATATCTTTTGCTATTAAACTTAAGCAAATGGGCAACTACTTCCATTAATCTATCAATTGTAAAATGTGGTTGATTAGATAATAGATGTGCCAAGATTGCTGGATTGAACCAATGGTCTTCTACGACATTGGCTAGGTCATCTGCTAATTTTTGTTCTTTAGTTTTCATATCCGCCTTTCCTAAAGATTATACCAAAATGTGTGGGGAAGGTCAATAACGCCAAGCCATGGACCCTCCCCAACTTTATTACTTAGAGCTCTTAGGAGTCTCTGCAGTAAACTTCATACCGTTCTTCTCAGCTTCAGACAGAGCCTGTTTTGCGGCGCCTGAGAAACGGCCTCGTAAACCAACTGTTATGCCCTTAGTTTTTAAATACTCACGTTTTGTTGTCATGTATTCCTTTCTTTAAACTGGGCTCCGCCTTGAAGCCCAGGCCCTTCATTCCATATTAAGTTGTACATCATCTGACTCTTCGTCAGAATCCTCTAACCACCCGTCGTTATCTAGTAGAGCAATGAAGCCTTCGTTGATCATCCAATCAGTTACAGCCTCGTCAACATACTCTGCTCCATACTCTAAGGTGAATTCAGAAGGCGGGTTAGCCCAAAGTTTCTCCCAGATCTTATCCAGAGTAGTATCATCAGTAATAACATAATCACTATATTCGTTAACTTGACTATATGTATTAAATTTATCAGTAATTATATCCCAGGTCCAAAGCCATACTAATGGAGCACCTATAGACATATTACTAAGATTGGCAATCATTTGATCTAATTGCATTTTAATCTGTGGACCAATATCTGAATTAGCCATTTTGTTTAGCCCTCTCGTTGATAGCGAATGATAAATTATACGTCATAACATAGATTTCTGTCAAGGCGTCTAGTCGACCTGAAAGATATTTATATTTAGGCATATCCTGTAACTCAGATGTATCTAGTAATTCTTGTTCAGTCTCATACATTAGGTTCTTCATATGCCCATGCATGATATCTGTTCCAGTTTCTCCCATATTGACAAGCTTTTGTAAATGTGGGTCTAATCCTTGGAATATGCTCATAGTTCCTCCGCTACATCTAGTAAATGTTCTACTGCAATAATTTGCCCCTGGAGAAAATTCCAATCAGCAGATTCTGTATCTTGAACTATATAGGCATTATCCTGAATTAAAGATAATCTATGTAATTTCATGTATTCAACAAGTTTGGTATTATCCATAGTATGTGTTCTCATCAATATATCCTTCTGCTAATAGACCTTCAAAGAAGTCCCATATAGTTAATAGACCCTGCTTATGTTCGGCGGGACAGTTATCAATAGCCCATGTTAAACTATTACCAAAGGCTTGTATATCTTTATATGTATAACCTAGCATTCTATGTAGTATTCCTCTCCTGGTTCTACCTGCCAATATTCGTTAAATTGTTTTTTGACGGATTCATCAGAACACATGCTTGCCATTTCATAATCAGCAATAAACATACCTTCATCTATATGACCAGTTATCCAAGAATCAAATAACTGTTCTTGAATATCTAGTAATACGGCGTCTGAAATATGTTTAGGCATATCATCAAACATACTAGGTTTATCATTTTGATATCCCATATATCTCCTTTCGTTATGCCCTAATTATATAATGGACCACTGACATTTGTATATAGGATATGGTGTGTTTCACACCACATTGTCCAAAGCTTGAGATTTCCAGGAAATATATTTGACATCCGTAAAACAGATATGATACCCTCACCGCTGTGGGAAATAGCGAACCCCCAGGAGGACTAATTCTGGGGGTTAAGAGAATGGCTGCTAGGACCTCAACGAAAGGAAAAACCTGCCTTACTTAGCAACGGGAAGAGTTGCACCATTCGTATGAATAGGCACTATGGCCTAAACAAATTATATCATACTAGGTTGTAAGAAGTTTCTCCAATGCATACTTCTCACAGAAGGACGTTAAGTCCATTGTGAAGATTGCTTCATTCTTCATACCTAATACCTTGTTTTCAAGGTTACGGTGATCGTCTTGTTCATGCAATGAGAACGTTTGGTCTTTCCAATTGATAACAGCAATCTTGTGCTCATTATCTCCAATTGAATTTACCTGCAGTCCCCATCCAGTTTCCATATTCCATTGGTCCCCAATTAGATGACTAATGGCTATACGGGTTGCATATGATTCATCATTCCAGCGAGGACGGGCAGCAATAACTGCATCCGCCAATTTTCCTAACATGTTGTATCCAGCCCAGTGCCCATATAAACATATGGTGTCGCCTGCTCCGTCCACAAATACGAAGTTTGCTCTGTCTCCCATTTTATACCGCCTTTTCTGTTAGTTGAGGTGACTCTTCCTTCTTATTCAATTCTACTATTTCTAATGTTACTTTGTCAAGAGCCTGCTTATTCTTGTTTAAATGATGGCTACAGAAACTGAGCTCATTTGATGTAAGCCCTCCTACTGTATCTACATCTGACTTATTAACAAATCTGATTATCCATTTAGCCTGAGCTGGACAGCTATCGCATTTAATCCATTCGCTCATAGTTTATTACTCTCAATCATGTCTGCTAACCTGTCAAGAAGCCAGTTATCGATATCGTTGATATCAATCTCTCTTAACTTCTCCATCATTTCCTCACGGGCAAACTTATACCCGTCTTGGAATCCGTCTTTATAGTCAGACATTAATCATCCTATCATATCGATATGCTAATTCGTTATCAGCATACTTGCTCTCGATTAAAACCTTAAGTTGGTGTTTAGATATTAATCTACTTACCTTCTCAATATTACCAGTTCCAATCTCGAAAGTCAACGCTTCTGCATTGCATGAATCAGGATCCAGTCCTCCAACCTCAGCGTCCCATATAGAAAACTGGAACGCCTTGGCTGAATCTGCTTTTAATTTATAATACATTAGTCCCAATCCACATCTGTATCTTCTAGAGACCAATCATTAATATCTACATTTGAATTATAAGATGTTAATGAAAGATCATCTGCTAACAGATAATGTGCGTCAAAGTCTTCGACCTCATCAAGAGGAATATCGACTATGGCTTCGAACTGAATTGTACCAGTTACCCTGACTTGCTTGGTTGGATTAATTCCAAAGTATTCGCATAGTTCACGAATAACTTCTTCTTTGCTGTAGTTAGGATTTGCCCATTCAACTATCTTGTCATTAAGACCATCAATCTTATTTTTAAGACTGTAATAGTCTGCAGATTGTTTACGTGCTTGGTCCAAGGCCCATTCAATATCTACTACCTTTTCGGTAATATATTCAGGAGCCTCAGGAGCAGCAAATGTTCCTGCAATCTTCTTGTATGTAACAAGTTGATTAGGGTTATAGCGCTCTGCATCTGATAGAGGCAGATTAGTTTCTGTCATTCCATTCATTTCATTTCCTTTCGTTGTTGTTGGGAGTATTGTAGCATCTTCTACTGACAATAGGTTGCATTCGACACCACAGTGCCATATATTCCTAAACTCATCTTTACGTGTTACCTCAACCAAGGCATCACATATTGTGCATAGATGAGTATCTTTAAACCAGCTTTCTGTCATGCTTCCACTTTTTCTAATAGAGAAACGTGTGTATCACATTGTGCCATAGCCTCTTCATCTTGCCAAGATCCTTGATTGCATTCTGAGCAAAATTCGCCACAACCTTCTTCACAAGAATCTATTGTGTCAAAAGATTGGCAGGCATAGCAACGATTTTCATATTCTAAGCGTTCTGTTACTTCACCACGAAGAATCTCATATTCGCCACCCCAACCTGTCTCTTCCTCAAACTCTAAGGTTAGAACACAGTTAGGAATAAGTAATGATAGTTTAGTTAATATAGTAACGGCAGGAGACCAAGCAGTATTATATTTATAGACAAGCCATTGGTCTTCTCCGTTAGACACATGCTCAAGTAGTTCTGTATCAGGATACTTGTCATCATCTGATACGGCAACATCCCACTTAGTTCCCCAGTTAGTTGTATTCCAGTTATACCAATCTTTCTGAGTTTTAGCATGCTCCACCTCTTTAGCAAACCAATCAGGTGAATTGGTGTCAATACCTAGTCGATTAGGTTGTTGAACATATTCTTCCATTGTAATACCGTCTTCTAATGGAGAATGTATATTCCAAAATGCAAAGACAGGATTAGAGTATTTAGATTCTGATATTTCCATTTTATTAGTTTCCATATTCCATGAATCATGTAATACGGTAAACGGTTGATTCAATCTTTCTTTAATTGAATCTACTTGGTCCTTTGGACCTTGTATAGTTAGAGTATTATATACCCAGTTTGGCATTTCATTCCTTTCGTTGAATGTCGCAATTGTATCAGAGTCGACTGACATTATCAAGGATTGCTGGGGCTTTTTTTATAGATGCCGTAAGAAAGAATTTGGGCCTTCAGCCCTGGGCGCAGCTTTAGATATGGGGCCCTTTCGGGCCCCAATTTATTTAGGCTAGCGCTTTAACTGCTTTGAGAATTTTATTCTTCTCAGCAGTTAGCAATGGGTCAAAACCACTTGCTGCTGCCATTAGCGAAGATGTATTACCTTTTTTAGATGAACGGTAATAATCTAAGCGCTCAGTTAATGCATTAAACGCACCCCAAGCAGTGCCTTTAATTGTGTTATTAGTTGGTGAGTTATGATACAAGTCATCAATCATCACAACTTTATTTTCCCAACGAGCCAATGCGTTTTTAGCAGTAGTGTCAGGCTTTGGATATAGATTGCGAATCAAATCTGAAAATTGCTTATCAGTAATTGATTGCTGGAATAACTCTTCTGCTTCCTTTTGGAATGCATCAGCGTATGTGAATGTCAATCCCAATGCTTGACGGGCTTGAACAATTCTACCCTCAGCAGTTTGAGTATGGCGAATTTTAAATGATTGCTTTGCGGTACGCATTGCAAGATTCAAAGTGTTTTGGCATACAACACGAACAGGTGTGATTGCTGCTTGAACTGATACTGAACCATCATGTGATGTCCAGACAATTAGATATAACTTAGTTTTATCGTTTATACCTTGTGGGTCTAATACGATTTCACGAGGAATATCTAATGAGCCAAATACAACTTTGCCATTCTTAATTGAGCCAGCAGATTCCCATCTAGCAGAATCGTTATCTAACACGTTATCAGCAAATGCGAATAAATCCTCATTTTGAACGGTCTTATATCGATTACCAACTACTGATAGCACGTCGGTACCACCATCAAATGGGTTATCACGAATTACGAAGAAATTGTCTGATGTATTTCTCCATGTATTTGGAATATGATCTGCAACATCCGACAAGCGGACATTCCAGTTATTTAACTTTGCTTCTTCAAGCATAGTTGCAGTACTTACATTTTCGTCTTGACCGAAAATGCGGTTTGCAAGATTGTGCCAAGCAGGAGCGCCACGCAGCGCAAATGCTACTTGACCATCTTGTTGTTCTAGGTTATGAGCCATTTTATCCTTTCGTTTGATTAGTGCCTATTCTAACACAGTCCACTGACATTGTCTATCTTATCATTATCAAATTTTCAGGAGTTTTCCACAGGTAGCCGTAAGGCTGTGGATAACCCCGCAGGTGTGCGGGCAGCCTGGGAAGATGGGCCAGGGATCTAGATGATTACACGTTACAAACCTGGCCCAAGATTATTATTTAATTAATTCTCTAACATCCATGGGATAAAAAGATGCTGCAGTTTTTCTTTTTTTTATCTGATCAAATACATATGCCTTAACATTACCGTTAAAGCGGGGCAAATATGAAAATACAATTTTAGATAAACCTTCACGCTCTATATTTTCATCTGAGTAAATAGTTAAATCGTTAGCTTTTACTTCATCATAGATTTCTATTCTATAACGCATTTATTTCCTTTTTGTAGTAGTTGTGAGCAGTTTAGCAACTTGCTCAGGTTGTTCGCAATTTGTCGTTATGCCAGAACGGATAACTATTTTAACATAGGGGACTAGATTTTGTCTAGCCCCCATCAGTATTACAAGTATCTTGCGATAGCGTTGTAAGTGCTTGTGCTTACTGTATCCTCATCTGTCATTTTGAGAATACGGATAGCGTTCTCCATTTCCTCTTTCATCTCACGATAAGTATGAACATGGAGTTGCTCAAAATCTCTTTGAGGCTCGGCAGGGAACGAGTTTTCCTTAACTGTTAAATCAAAATCAACATTAAGGTTATTGTTCCAAGAACGATAATTAGTTCTAAGGTTTTCTGCCTTAGATATATTAGCAACCGCAAACGAGAATAGTTCCTTTTTCCATTTCTCAACGGATTTTTGATACTTTGCTTCGTTTTCGTCTTGCTTCTTAAAGTCAGCCTCTAATTTGGCTAACCTAGTTTCTAAGGCTTTAATAACCTTAGTTGTAGCGATTTTTACGCTAATTGCTTTCTGTCTTGCCATTTGTTTCCTTTCGTTAGGTGGGTTTTGTTATGCTCTTACGCTTGTCCAGCGTTCAGTTCCATTTACATCAAGCAGAATACGATTAACTCCGCTTGGGTGGTTATCTATTGCTTTGATAACTCCAGTAATACCACTTTGGGTAGTTGTGTAGGTTGTTCCGATTTCCATTTATTTCCTTTCGTTGAGGTTGTATTATAGCACCCACCACCGACAATTAGTAGTCGGTTTCGGGTAGCCATGCTTCTAGGTGATGCGCTTCTATAATTGCTGAGGCAGGTGCTTGATCTCTGCCCTTCCATAGTACGGGTTCAGGTAGTTTAATTAACTTATCATAGTCCTCCTCGTAGTAAGCATCAATAGCATCAATACATGGTTCTACCATAGATGCGGGTACGGGTGGGTAATGATTATTTTGTAGATGAATTAGAATTGCTTGGTCTAAGTCAAAACTCTCTGCTAAGTCTAGTGCTGTGTTATATCCCATTGTTTTCCTCCAGTACTGTTTCGGTTATATTGTCCATTTCGTTAATTGTATCAATTAGGTCTGACATTTGTTGTTCGGTCAGTAATATTTTAGTAGTAAGGTCTGCCACCTTACTTGCTAACGCTATTGAATACATATAGATATATCTAGGGAATTGATTATCGTTAAGTTCATTTCTGCGTGTGTGTAGTTCGCCAGCCAACGCCATTATTTCATCATCATATATGGCTTTTTTGGTTGCCTCTGCTAACGATATTGCTGTTGATAGCATTAGATAGCCACCTTTAGAGTTGCGAAAGAATTATTTTTGTTTAATTCTTTAAGTATTTCAGATAGTTGAGGGGCAACCAATTCTTTAAGCATACTTTCTAGCATAGCAATTTGCTGTGTTTCAGGTAGCGCAAGTAGGCGTTTAGCCGTTGGGTTGTTTTCATCTAATTCAGTTATGAATTTGAGAGAGTGTTTAACTGTTTTCATTTGCTTCCTTTCGTTGTGGTTGGAATTATAGCAGTTTTAACTGACATTTATTACAACACGCCCATATTTTCCAGGGTGATTTACATCACACCCTTAAGGACACGCCCGACCCCGCAGCTCTGTGGGCGCCAGCGGCGCTATTTAAATAAGAAATAAAAAAACATTATGAATGGGGCCGCAATTGTTATGCAGAATAGAGCCCCAAACATTTCACCTAACGCAAACGCCATTTTATTTTTTACTAGCAGAAAATCTAACATCTGCTTTTCCAAATACGCACAAGCCACACGATACACAAGCGGAACCGTTAGTAGAAATTAGCGGAATGCTTTTATTATTTTCAGGACATTTAGCACCAGGCTTACCAGTTAACTCTTTCATAGTACTTTCGGTTATGCCAAAAGTTTTACCTAGATATGCCAATCTAATTTTAGTACCAGTCTTACGTAGATCATGAGCAATATCTTTATTCTCGTCATCCGTAGAATAATAAAGAGATAAATTAGCAATGTTATCTAGAATAAGAGCAGCAGACTTAACTCGTGTATACACCCAAAATTGAATATCGCTATTGTTCAAAATAACGTATTGCCATGCACGTGCATAGGTATCGTTAAAAAAATCTCCGTCCCAGTGGATACGGAATAATAATTTAGCATTTTTCTTTTCACAATCTTTTCGAAAATCATTAATCATATTTTCTAATAAATCCACCATGGTGGATTCGTCGGCGTCTTTAAGTAAATTCCAATTGTGCATGAGCACGTCTTTAACGCCTTTATATAATTTTTCTAATTTGCCTGCATAACATACGCTTTCGCATATGCTAGTGGCGCCAGGACATGAGAATTCTTTACCTGCAGGCAGGCCGAATGTATTCGCAATGGCAGGAGTTTTACCATTCTTAGAGACAAGGTTAGTAACCTTACGATCATTAGATCTTTTTAACATGGGGGAAATTATAGCAGGAGGGACCGACATCACAAATCCCCCATTTCCGCATCCGCCATTCGTGTCATAGCCCAATCTTGAGCTAGATCACGATCATACACGGCCATGCCTTCGGTAGTATAGCCACGGGCACAAATTGTGCAAATAGAATGATTAGTACAGTAGCAGGAATTGATATCGTTCATTAGTTGACCTTTCGTTAAGTTAATGGAACTATAGCAGGTCAATCTGACATTTACAAATCAACACGCCAGAAAATCCAGAGGATTTTCTGCATGTGTCTTAAATCACAAAACGCCCCCACAGCTTGAGTGGGCGCTTTTGCGCCAATTGTCAAGTTAATTTAAATTAATTGTTTTATAACCGCTAGCATCATGAAATTTATTTACATCAAAATTAGAATTATCTTTAGCAAACATCACCGCAAAATCTCCAATAACTTTAGAGAAAATTGCGGGATGAACTTTATCAGATAAATAATTTAAAATTTCAGCGGTCTGAACATAAGTTTTACGGCTCATCATTATTTGCCACCTACAAACCCATTACTATTAAAGTTTTTAGTATACATTTTTCCATTTGGTAATGATAAATTGTAAGTTGCGTTTTCTTTAGCATTACCTTTATCAACACACTTAAATAAATAAGTTGTGAACGCTTCTAGCGGGTCAGCATATTGTTCGGTGTATTCTAGGTTGCCGTCATAGTAAGTAAATAATTTATACATTACTCACCCGCACAATCACAAGTTTTAACATCAAACTCAGGTTTTAATCCCCAGTAGATATATCCACGACCACCACAATCAGCACAATCAAAGATTACGCTGTCCCGCATTTTTTCTTTATTCATTACTTGCCTTTCGTTGTTGTTATTGGTAATTATAGCCTAAGCCACCGACAATTAAGCGGTGGCAGATTTAGTGGTGATTTCATCACCAAATTCATCTACTAATTCATCATAGATTTCATCTAAATAATCTAAATAATCCATTTATTCACCTACCTTTACTGCGATATTTCGATAAGTATATTTACCAGTATCGCTTTTAATCTGAACCAAATACCCTTCGGCATTTTCATACCAGATATCTGATTTATCTGCGGAGATAATTTCACCACGCAAAGTTTTTGAGTTATAGATTTTACCAATTAGCAAATCTTGTATTGTATATAAGTTAGCCATGTTAGCCACTTCCTTTCGTTATGCTTTGTATTATACTCTAACCCACCGACAATTTTCATATTACTTGTGAGTAATTCCATATTTTGAGACGCTCAAATCATGTGTTCTTAATCACATGAGTTATCCACGACACGCCCGAAGTTATCCACAGATTTTCAGGGTTTTTCCACATCTGTGCGTAAGCCTGTGGAAAACCGCCCACAAAAGCCTGCGGGCAGCTGCCGCATTTGTCAAGGCGACACGCCGTCTATTCTTTGTGAGTTTCCTCACACACGCATTTAGTATATGCGCCAGCATTTAACCTGCCACATTTAGGGCAGGTATAAAATCCGCTAGGGTTTGCCATTTATCTATCTCTCCTTAGTAGTTTAATCGAATAGATAAAACTTATAGTGCCAACGATTACCCATGTAGGTATCTCTATCGCTATACCGCTAGGATATAAATTATTTACATAAAAAGAAAGATAATCTAAATCTAAATAAAACTCCATTTATTCCGCACCTTCCCAATCTAGTGTTAATTCATTTTCGATTATTTCATCAAGGCTAACTATGTCCTCATCAAATATTGTTTCGGTATTGTGTTTATCTAACGCCTCTAATTCATCTAGGTGGCGATAAGCATCTGCGACATCTGCTTGAATAGTGTCCCATTTAGTCATCATTTAGTTATCCTCACTTTCGTCAATTCCGAACATGTCGCCCAGTAATTGGTTAGCCAACTTTAGAGCGTCTATTGCGTTTTGTGTGTTATCCATTTTCTTACCTTTCGTTTTTGTTATGGTGAAACCTTATCACACCCCACCGACAAGGCGCAAGCCCTGCGGGTGTGGTGTTGCTCACATTAGTAAGCCCCGTAGGTGTCATTCTTTAGAGCCTCAATAGTAGTCAAGACATGCTCAACAGCCATCATGACGATACGCTCATCAGAGAGGTCTTGATAAGCCCAATGCTCAGAGTAGTAGAGATAGGCTTGCTCATATGTCCAGCAATGCTCATCAAAATAATCTTTAAGAGCGGGGGATAGGGTAGAGTAAGCCTCGTCTATTGCTTTAATTGTAGTTATCATTTAGTAGTCCTTTCGTTGATTACTTATACAATAAGCCTAACATAGGGGACTGACATTTTGCCACTCACAAATCGGACATGTCGGACATTTTGAAAATTAATTGTGTGAGTTAAGCCACATATGCCCCCTATATGGTCGCTCTATTTGGACAAATCGGACATTTTAAATATGTGCATCATACAAAAAATAGCTCTATTAACAAAATTTAAATTCTAAATTAACATTTTTATAAGATATATGATAAAATGTTAATATGAAAACATGTTCAATATGTGAAAAAAAGCAGGATTTAAATAATTTTGCGATTAATGCTGCAAATCTTGATGGAAAAGATTATTGGTGTAAAAAATGTAGATCTGCATATCATAAGATTAAATATCCTAGAAGCATGAAGGTTATGTATAAAGATGGGGAATCAAAGCAATGCAGAAAATGTGAAAAAATTAAACCCCTTACTCAATTTCCGAAAAGGGCGGGAGAAAGAATAACTTATTGCAGAGAATGTTCTAAATCTATAGGAATATTGCATAACCTTAAAAAGATGGATCTTACTCCAGATGAATATATTAAAATGCTTGAAGATCAAGGTGGTAAGTGCTATATATGCAAAAAAGAAGAACCAAGTTATACAAAAAAAAGATTGTCAGTTGACCATGATCATAATTGTTGTGGTAAGGGTAAAGCTTGTAAAAAATGTATAAGAAAACTTTTATGTTCTCAATGTAATATGGCTCTTGGCGCAGTTAAAGATAATATTTCTATATTAAAAAGTGCAATTGCATATTTAGAAGAACATGCTTAAAATAGGCTTCCTTGACACACATAATTTTTTAATGTTATAATTCTAACCTTGGATAGTTTTCGGAGATGATATCAAGGGTTTAAACTCCAAGTTCGACAATGACGGAAGTGTTATTAGTCTTGGCCTATACTATAGGTTCAACCGATGAATTGCAGTCTTATAAACTGGACAGTTTCGGGGTCTCTTAAAAATATATTTTAAGGGTATAGGGTTTGTATTCTCTAAATCTGGAAGTATCCAATAAAAAACAATATATAATACATATACTGGAAAATAAAAATTTTATTAACATTTTATATTATCTAATATTCTAGTCAACTAAGATATATATGGATTAGAATAATTAAAAGATATACTTAAGGTATGAAGTCGGAGAAGACGACTGATCGGAAACATAAAGCTTTCTTGATAAAATATATCCAGGAGCTAAAATCTTCTACTCCTTGTTTAGACTGTAAAATATCATATCCATATTATGTAATGGATTTTGACCATGTAAGAGGGCGCAAACATAAAAATGTTATGGAATTAATATCTACTCTATCTAAAAAGAAAATAGATGAAGAGATAGCCAAATGTGAGATAGTGTGTTCAAATTGTCATAGAGTAAGAACTCATAAAAGAAGGGCGGGGAAAAATGAAAAACCTACTAAATAGAGCAATTGCCAGTATATTAATCATAATCATAGCTTATTCATTCTTTGCCTTATTTGCTTAATATATTCTAGTTGACTAAGATATTATGAATGAGACATATGAATAGATTGATTATCCTGGTATTATCTCTCTACTTTGTATTCTCTTTGTTATTATATATAGGGGGATAATTGGGGAGTATCTGATTTCACCCGCCTTTTTTAAAATACCCCATATCGGCCTTCTAAGGCCTAAATGGCAAATCTTTGGGGTTAGATGGTGGGTTATATGTGGGAATATGGGGAAGGGGTCTCTATCTCGCCGAAGCACTTTTTTCGCACTTTATTTTTTTCGCAATGCACTGTAATTAAAATATGCCTCTAATAAAACACAAAACCCAATCAGAGGCGGATCCGATTGGGCAGTGCTAGTTCTTTCGAACTAAGTACGGGGAACATTGTGGGATGCTACGACCCGTACACATTTATTATAAAATACTTATTTTTCTAAGTCAAGGATCTCTTGAGTAAATTCTGTACTAGATTCTCCAGAACCATCTTGAGGAGTAAATGAAGGAGATGGTCCAAGTAGGTAACCTTCTTCATGATACTTAATCATTTTTTCAGTTTTTTCAGGATCTACCTTATTAGCCATAATAGTCAACATGTCATAAATTCTATGAAGCATAATGTAATTAACCATAGGTAAGTTATCTTCTAAGCTTTGGGACTCTTGATCAGACATTTTCTGCTACCTTTATTTTCTCTAAAATATCTTCATAGAACTTAATTCCTATGAAATTTTGATAATTACAGGATAAGCAATATAGAAATTCTTTATCATCTAAGGTTATGTTAGGCATCAGAAGGCCCTGATCCATTGGACATTCAAGTCTTGGAACAAGGCCTTCCTCTGATAAAGCTATATATCTAGATACAGTTTGTATCTTTCCCAATATTGCTCCTTATGATGCTGGAAACTCTTTAATAAGAGTTTTGGCCTTTCCTATTGAGTTAGGCCATGATGACCAATCTTTTCCGCCTTTGGTCATATAGTACGTTATCTCTGCGTTCGTTACTGGATCAAATAATTCCTTATTTGAAACTAAATTGAATTTTTCTTTTCTTGCTAAGCCAAGTTCTCCTAGCATATTAATTTGAAAAATTCCGTAAGATTTATCTCCAGTTGATTTGTTGTCATTTAGAGCTAATGGTCTTCCATTAGATTCTACTGTAGCAACAGCCCAAGCTGTTTTTAAAGCAGTTCCTTCAAATCCTACAGCCCATAATAAATCTTTTAAATCCTCGGCTGCAAGCATTTCTGAATGCTTATAAGTATCATTGCTGAACTTATTTATTATTTCTCTTTTTAGTTGTTTTTCGGTTTTTTGTACCTTTGCAGGTACAGTTGTTAGTGCTTGAGTTATTGTTGGCCCAGGCTGGACGGAAAATAGGAATAATGTTATCATTCCTATATACGCCCAATTATGAGCAACATCGCTCAAACGTTGTTTGATTCTCTCCATTGGCATTTCCTCCTTTAGAGATAACGAACTACAATAGTAGCATTAATTAATAAGACGTGTCAACCCAGTTGACCAGGAAGAATTTATGAATATTTCGTTTTCTACGCCAGTTGTAAACATAAAAGGCGAAAATGGATACGGCTATGCGGGAAGAAATATAGTTAATTCATTAAATTCCCTAGGGCATTTTGTCCCATTTCAAGATCCTAAATCCTTAGTTCAATTAAATTTTTCACAACCAGATCTTTTTAAATTACATAAAAAACAATATCAAATTGGATATACTCCTTGGGAGTCAACAGTTATTCCTCAAAGATGGCACGACAACATAAGACATTGTGATGAATTTTGGACAACATCAGATTGGTGTGCTAATGTATTTGATAATAATGGATTTGGCAATATAAAAGTATTTCCACATGGCATAGACCCTATGTGGACACCTAAAAAAAGAGAACAAAAAGAAACTTTAAAATTTTTGCATATAGGAGAACCTTCTCCAAGAAAAGGTGGACAATTAGTAGTAGACACATTTGGATACTTATTTGGCAATAAGCCAGGATACTCTTTAACAATAAAAGCTTTTAATCATAGCACTGCCAGAGTATTTAATAACTATATAGATAAAAATATTATAGGATTGCCCCATCAAATATATAATAATATATTTTTAAATACTTCTATATTAAATGACGAGGAGCTTGTTAAACTTTATCATGACCATGATGTTTTAATATATCCTAGCTACGGAGAAGGATTTGGATTTATACCACTACAGGCATTGGCCACTGGCATGCCAACTATATCAACACACGAGTGGGCTCAGTATAAAGATTATATTGGTCCACTAAAATTAAAATCTAGATTAATAGATTCTCCATGGGATTACATGCATGAAGGTAAAGTTTATGAGCCAGAGTATCAACATCTACTTGAGCTTATGAGAGACATAGATTTAAATTTTAAAGCATATTCATCTTATTATTATGCTCAGTCAACTAAAATACATGAAGAATATAATTGGTTGCGGTTGACCAATAACGCATTTGACCATATTTTTAAAAAATTTTCATAACCTCTTTCCATTATAAATAAAGTTTGATACACTTAGATCTCAT